TATGAATCATGTCTCTATTGACCTCTGGAGGGGCCTTGTCTTGAACCTGCGCCCATAACCAGTCAGTTAGGGCTTCGCATTCGGCTAAAAGCATAGTTTGCAACCCTTTAGCCATTGCCTGTCCGTCAATTTTGAGCAAAGGACATCCCTCCTAACCGGCAGTCCAGATACTTAGCTGAACGACCATTGCGCCTGGTATGCCAAATCTGTCTATATCATCTACCCGATAATCACGCCCTGCTACGGTTGCTTTATCATTTAACAACAAGCCATCATCATTAGGACAAGTGAGTTTCATTACGGTAGTATTCAATAAACCAGTATCTAGCTCGCGCATTTTGCCGTTAATCTGGTCGGCACGACAGGCCAGAGCATCTATGATAGTTAAAGGAGTTTCACCTGTTGGATTGCCGTCATCGTCATAAGTGGTTGTTGTCCTGCTCACAGTTAGGGTAGCATTGCAAATCAATCCATAAGCAATTATTGCGGCTTCCTGCCCTTGGATAACCTCTTTGCGGGATACGACAATTATAAACCGCTCATCCCCGCAGGTTACTAACTCACCAGTAGTTAGATTAGATTCCAGCAGGCAGTTAATCATTCGCTTGTTCTGCACCGAATAATCAGATAAGGTTTTACCTATCTTGCCAATTATTGCTTTGCCCGTATAGTCCGTTGGAGTGCGGGATATGGTAATTGACAAACCTTCTTCTTGAATGTGACTAGACTTCGAGTCTATCATTAAATACCACCCCCACAGGACTGATTATTACGTCCTCTTGTCCGGTTGCTATACAGATGTATTCTCTTACCAATCCCTCAAATTCTCGCTTTTTCCTGTCCCAGTTAGTCGCTTGAATTTTGAAAGAATAAAGAGTTTCATCCTGTTGCATAACCTTCACTCTTTGAGCCATACCAGGGCAAAGCAGAGCACAGACTTGAGCGATAGCAGCAGATTGCAAGAAGGTCAAATCATCACCCGTTAAACTCGCATACCCGGGGACTGATTTAATTATCAATGCTTCTGCTAGTGTCGCCTTGGATTGAATATCCGCATCGGGAAGTATGCTAGTTGTTACCCCCATATCGACACGGACTTGAGCTTCATATCCTGTTGCTAGGATTTTATTAGCGATATTTTCACCCCCTTTAAATTGGGGAAGGGGCAGCGCAATTAGCACTACCCCTTTCAAAACTAGGCGTTAGTTGTCAGGGTCTTTACCACATCGGGGAACAGGGTAGCAAAGCCGGTTACTTGAGACAGCACGATAGTCTCAAACTGGCTCTTAATCATGCGGTCAGTTTCCACAATGTCAGCACCGATTTCAGTTACCTGCTCAAGCGCATATTTCGGGTCAATAACCAGAACTTTATTCTCAATAGTGGACGAAGGCAGATATACGTAACGCATCGGACCGGAGAATACATTCTGAGCCAGATTTGCACCACCACCGACAGGAGTTCCGCCGTTCATGGATGCCACCAGGGTAAGCGGATCTATAACCGGGGGCTGAATGCCCAATACTTTAATGAGCTGAGTTTCATCCACAATGGCAGTGGTGCCCTTATACGGATAGAATTTCAGCCGGAATTTCAGCCAGCTTTCCCAATCTATGCCGTCGGCCACAACGCCACCGAGTGCAGTCAGGTTGTAGTTAGTCGCAGCGGTATTGGCGTTACCGTCACCGCTAATCAGGACGTTAACAGCTCTTTCTGCAAGGTCAAGTCCGGTCTGCTGGAGAATACCCTCAATCAACCGAGCCAGCATATCAATGCGAATGCGACGTACATATTCATAAGACATATCAATCGCGCGGCCCTCTTTGTTAAGGGTTACTGAATGCTCATGCCCAGTAATGGTAGTGGTCGGAATCTCTGCGCCCTGTGCAACGCGTTTCTTCTGTTTTGCGGCAGTGGACAGGTCTACATAAAAGGTTTTATAAGCGTTGCCCTGAATCGGGGTTTTAATTGCCACCAGTTCATTCAGAATGTCGGGGGCGGTCATAGCCTGCCGGGCAGTCCGGTTAATAAATTCGGGGAATAAAACGTCGGAGCTTGAAGTGCCGAGGAAGAATTTATCCACGGTATCAGCATACATGCCCTTTGCCGGGTCACTCTTGGTCTGAATACCATTAGCCAGCATTTGCCGTTCAAAGGCATCAAGTTGCCCCAACCAAGCATCATTGCCTACATACTGATTAGAAGGGTCAAGAATCTCCAAGTGCTGAGACAGGGTTCTGCCTTCTTTGTAGGCTTCTTTATAAACATTAGTTCCGGTTCCTGCCAGTTGGTCAGCTAGTCCGCGGAATCCATTAGGTTTAGTTTCCATTATCAAGTCACTTCCTTTCAATTGTTCCGAATATGACGGGTTTACAGTTTTTAGTTGTCGGCTAAATTAACCGAGTTTCACAATAGCCTTGTGGTTGGTTGCATCAACAGCAACGGCACGAACACCAGTAGCGGCAGCGGCCAATGCTCCTTTACCGGCACCGTCCAACTCTACCCAAGAGCCGTTGGTTACTTCATTGGATGCGGTTGCATTGTGCTCAATGTCAATTTCGGCATAACCTTTGTCCTGAACACCTACGGCATCGGTTTCAAATACCTTTAATACCCCAAAAGGAACACCGGCATCTGCGCCCAGTCCCCATTCTCCAATACCGGAGATAGTGCCAAGTTTGCCAATATCGGTAGCAGCGATACCAGTTTCAGGGACAAGGGTAATCGCGTGAAAACCGATGTTTAAAAGTCTTTCTTTAGCTTCCGCATAAGTCATAGCCATCTAATATACACTTCCTTTCAAATTAAAGTACACGGTAGTAAATTTCATAACTACCTTTTAGTCCAGCACTCGCGCCACCAGCAACCACGGAAGCAGTTACCCATTTACCTTTAGCAAGTCTCTGGGCAGCTTTGCCGTTAGTACCAGCCGACTCAAGGTTGGTGAAGGTTCCAGAGGCGGCATTAATATCCTTGCCGTCAATCAGGTTGTCACTGGAAGTAGTCGCATTGGTTGCGGTTGTGCCTACATCAGCAGAACATGCGCCGGTAGTTTTGGTGGTTACCACAAGGGCAACGTGCTCAACGATAATATCTCCATCTTCCGGGTTTGCCCAGGAGAATATACCGCCGCCAGTGTCTACGGCAGCCAGCGCACCAGTAACCTTTTTAAGCGCACCACGGTTAAGTTCGTCGGCACTTGCGGCTACTTCTTTACCCTTAATTTTAAGTCCATTGATTTTAATACCAGTTTTCAATCTTGCACCCCCTTACCTTCCTACTTTGTAGAGTTCGGGGTCAACCGCCTGTTGGAGTCCACCTTCCGGCAGGTGCAAGTCCTCGCCCTTTGTTCTTGAAGGCGGGATACCGAGTTTAGCCAGAGCTGAATTTTCCCATGCCTCGCCCATCTCCTTGATTTCGTCAATGGACAGGTTAGCGAACATCTTCTTATAGGTTTCCTCTTTGAAGTCGTTCTTCTGGTCGCGGACACCGGATGCAAGAGCGGCCGTGATTACATCCTCACGATATTTGTTGCCCAAGTCGGCAAGGGGAGTCAGTTCAGCTACCTTCGCAGTCAGTTCGGCAACCTCGGTATTCTTGGATTCCACGTCAAGCTTGAACTGTTCGTTTTCCTTGGTCAGGGCGTCAATCTGCCCTTCCAGAGCCAGTTTTTCTTTTTCGTCCACTTGGTTTTCACTTCCTTTCTTTGATTTGGCCTTTAGGGCCTCGTTTAAGGTTCCGTCAAGCGCATCTGCCATTAAGTGCTCGTGTCCTGCGTCTAATAGTTCTTTCACGCACTCTTTATGTTTTGCGGTCAACTTCGCCATTGTCCAACCTTCGGGTAATTCCTCTTCTGAATACATTTGGTGGTACAATTGATGCAGCTCGCTTGCATCACGTAGATTCTCGCTTTCAATCTGGAATGTCGCTGAGGTTGAGGATAAACAACAAAAAACCGGTGCGTCTTTGTTCACCAGCTTTAGGTCTGCTATGTTGTTGAGCTTTACCATCTTTTCAGTGTTCGGCGGTTTTTCACCACTTGCTGAAAGTCCCAATACCCCTGCATCGGGATAAGCCCCAGCGCAGACGATTGAGTTTTCTATCATGCAACTGTTATCTGGACGTGGCGGAGGCGCAGGTTTTGCTATTACAGTGCATAACACTTCTTCGCCATCATCCTTATAAACTCTACCGGGATAATGCCTACAGTTCTCATAGTCCCTTATGTCGTTATGGCAAATAGAACATTCGGAATATCCCCATGATACTGATACAGAGCTATCATGCAGTATACCAGCATCTATCTGTTGGCTAATATCGTCGGTTGTAAAATCCTGAATGTAGGTCTTTGCTCCTTTTGGCATGAACATATTGCCATCTAACTGTACCTTGTCGCCATCACTTACAAGTTCACCTTCAAAGAACCGCCCAAAAGGGAGAGTTATTTTCTCGATAAATCCATTACCGAAACTATGGTCGGCTATCTGCGCTACATCACCATTATTGACGTTATTAAGGTATATTTCTAACAGTGAAGGGTCAAACTGTAGATACCTTGAAGGAATATAGCCAGTTCCTAAAAGTCGGAACGGATGAACATACACATCATCGGCACTTAGCGGAGTTTTTGCGAATTTATTTATCTTGGACAACTGTTCAGGGGTAGGTCTTGCCATAAATCTAAGTCACCTCCTTGTTAATAGACACTTTGACGCTATTAAAGGCATCCACATAACAAACCGCCATTAAACAATCCGGCGGCAAGCTATCAAATTCACCAGAAGCATAAACCGCCTGAACATCCAAGCCGTTTAATACAAAAGAATTGTCTCTGCGATCCCGCCATTTTGCTATGGCATCATCAAGGTATTCGTTTATTTGCTGAAGGTTCAAGTTTCTCACCTACCTTTAAGTCCATTGTTACAGGCTTGCCGCCATAACTGCACTTCTTCAAAACGTCCATAATTTCATCATCACGAAGTTTTTTCTTTGCTTCTATGACTGCTTTGTCAATCTCGCTTTGTGTTGCTAAACCCATTTAATCACCTACCCTAATACTTCATATGGGCAACCCGCTGTTACTGCCTTAGCTATTGTCGCAAAGGTCAACGTGTTTCCCAAACTAGCCGTTATAGTGCAGTAATAGTCAACGCCATCAATAGTTACTTTGGCAATTTTGCCCTTGTATAAGTCAGCTTCAAAGCTTTTAGTTGTATCAATTATTGTGGTAGTCGTCCCACCCGTTGCTACGCTACGCACCGATACGAGTCTAACAGAAGGAATTATCTCATCATTAAACCACTCATAAGCCTGTTGGCTGTAATCTTTAAAACTCATGTTTCACCTTCCTTTCTATTGGTTCGCTGGGGGACTGCCATGACGTGGATAATCTTCTGCTTGTCCACCGCGTTCTTCACGAGCCTTGCGTTCTTCTACGAGTGCTTCCCAATCTTCAGGCATCCCAATTTCGCCCAATAACTGTCTATGCCTTTGTATTTCCTCGAAGTCGGTGATAGCACCGCGCATACGAGCAGTAATTATAATGTCCTGCCTTGTCTGCAATTCAGCCACTACCTGCAATTCGCTTCTTAGGTCTACTGGCGCAAATTCTACGTCTACCCAACCTCTAACACCTTCTAGGTTTAATGCCATCGTTAAAGCGCGTTCTAGCAGGTTTTCGACTACCTGTTGCACTGATTCTATTCCACGAGAATAGAGTTTTAATTCAGCAGCATAGGATTCTTTAGAAGTGTCTGCGCTTATGCCGATAATAGAGGATAAGGTTTTAAGCGCAGCAGCAAGTGATTTGTTGATCGTGTTTATTACTGCATCAACCCTAATGGTGCTACCTGCGCCGCCCTTGCCGACTAAATCTAAATCTGCACTATCCCACAGAACAGGTATGGCATCAGGCTCCAAGTTTCGCATAGAAGTCTGAACGTCAAGCCTTATCTTATCCATCCATTCTTTATACTTAACAGGGTCATTCTGAATGTGGATAGGCGCGTTCTTTTTGGCTATTTCCTCAAGTAACTTAATCCTCATACGAGGATAA